TGAATGTGATTACATGACACCGAATGCTCAGGCAGCACTTCGTAATGTTATCGAAACATTCAGTAAGACAACTCGTTTCATTTTGACTTGTAACTATGTAGATAAGATTATCGATCCTATTCAGTCTCGTTGTCAGATATTCAATATAGTTCCACCGTCAAAGAAAGAGGTTGCATCACATCTTGTAAAAATTCTTGATGGTGAAAATGTAAAGTATGAGAAAGATAGTCTTGTAACAATTATCAATCAAAGTTATCCAGATATTCGCCGTGTAATAAACACAACTCAACGATGTGTTATTGGTGGTGTTCTGAAATTGGATGAAACAACTTTGGTAGAACACAATTATCTTTCATCTATTCTTGATGTTTTGAAATCAAGTAAAAGTAAAAAAGAAAAGTTCGATGGTATTCGTCAGTTACTTGCTGACAATCATGTTAGAGACTTTAATCAAATGTTTCGTTATCTGTATGACAATGTTGATACATTCGCCAACGGTTTTGTTTCAACTATCATATTGATAATTGCAGAGGCACAATACAAAGACAGTTTTGTTGTAGACCATGAAATAAATGCCATGGCTATGTTTATTCAAATTATTATGGAAATAGATCAACGGAGGTAAAGATGGGCGTGTATGACATTAACGGTGGTGGCCAAGTTCCACAAGAATCACAACAAGTGAACATTGACTTGAATCAGGCAACTGATATTGCATGTTCAAAATGTGGAAACAAGTTTTTTCACGAAGTAACTTTTTTCAAAAAGATTTCTGCATTTGTTTCACCAACTGGACAAGAAGGTATCATTCCGATTCCAACATATGCTTGTTTAGAATGTGGAAACATTAACGATGAATTTATGCCAACAAAAAGACAACAACTTAATGATTAAGGATTATCATGTCATCAAAAAGTTTATTTGACCACATAAAAGGTGTTACTATTCGCAAAACGAAATGGGAAGACCTTTCAGAAGAAGATATTAAATCTTGGAGCAATTATATGATTGCCCGTTTCTTTTCAATGGAACCTGAATTTGTTGAAGCCATAAATGAGTTTCAAACATATTCAAATGGAATACTATCTTCAAAGGATTACTATAAACTTTTATATGATGTCCTCCCAAAAAAATCGTTCTTTCTCAAATACATAAAAGGTAAAAACAAAATAGATATTGAACCAGAAATGGTATCAGTATTCTGTAACCATTATGAATTGGGAAGGAACGAAGTCTATGGGTATATCAAATATCTGGCAAAAGAAAATCCAGATGAATTGATTGATATACTTAAAAAGTATGGAACACCAGAAGCAGACATTAAGAAATTTGAAAAACAATTAAAGAATGTAAAATGAGGAATATAAAAATGGCAATTACCGAAAGAGATTTGGGCATAAAACAATCAGAAGTTGTTATCGAAATGGAAAAGAAATTTCCTGTTATGACTGCTGAATTTAAGCGTATTCAACAGGCACAATATGAATTGTTTTGTGCAAAACAGAGTAACTATGGTCCAGATAATATATCAATGGGTAGTTCTCTTGAACGAGAAGAAGATAGGAAACTTTCACTGCAAGGTTTGTTTTTTAGATTAAATGATAAAATCAATCGTTACAAACAAATGATTATGTTTGGATCAAAAGACGCAGTTGGTGAAAGTCTTGATGATACATTCAAGGATATTTCAGTATATGGAATTATTGCACAACTTGTTCAGTCTGGCAAGTGGGGTAAGTAATGGCCAACAGAAAAGTATCTTTCTCACAATATCAAATGTGGAAAGTCTGTCCTCATAGATGGAAACTTAATTACATAGATAAACATTATACATATACCCCATCAACTGCTGCTCTTTTCGGAACGGTGATGCATGAGGTATTGCAAGAATATGTAAAAAACATTTATGAGAAATCAATCGTTGAGGCAAATAAACTTGACCTTGATGAAATGTTACACACGGGCATTCGTAGTGAGTATAAAAAATTACTCACCGAGAATAATGAAATACATTTTTCCAGTGATAAAGAGTTGAAAGAATACTATTCTGATGGTGTTCAAATTCTACAATGGTTTAAGGCACATCGTGCAGACTTCTTCCAAAAGAAAGATTATGAATTGGTTGGTATAGAAGTTCCAATAAACATAGTTCCACTTGAAACTCACCCAACAGTAAAGTTGGTTGGGTTTCTTGATTTGGTAATTAAGAATACCAAAACAGGAGACATATACATATATGATTTCAAAACTAGCACGAATGGTTGGAACAAATATGCAAAGACTGATAAAGTAAAAACATCACAGTTGTTGCTTTACAAAACATATTATGCAAAACAATATGATGTTAGTCCGGAACAAATACACATTGAGTATTTAATTCTTCGCCGTAAGATAATGGAAAATGCTGAGTATGAGGCGATGAAACAAAGAGTTCAAAGATTTGAACCATCTAACGGCAAAGTTTCGCAGAACAATATCAAAAAAGAAATTGCAGAATTTATCACAACAAACTTTACGGAAGAAGGTGAGTATCGTTTGGATGTCATACAAACGCCAGAAGCTGGTCGTGATTATTCAAATTGTAAATACTGTGAGTTCAACAACAAAGAAGAACTATGTCCGAAAGAAAAAAGAAATACATTACCTTTCTAAAATTTATAGTTTTGTAAATTTACTAGATATTTATTGTAAATGTTTTGATTAGGTGTTTCGTGAAAATCGCTCAATTAGCAATAATAGACTTATCGGTTTATAGGGGTATACATACCTTTACTAAAAATATATCATCACTGGATAGTGTTGATACTTTTTATTTCAATCCAAGCGAAACAAACAATTTCAAATCTGAATATCAAAACTGTTTAGACATTTCCGAAATGGAAATAACTGAATTGAAAAATAAGTTAGAAGGTTATGATATTGTTGTTTTGAACCTCAACAAATTCATCTACGATGTTGATGGTATTCAAAAAAGAAAACCCGAACATAGAGAAAGACTGATTGAATTAGCAAAGATGTATTGTAATTTGAATACTATAACTGCATTCTTTGACCATGAGATATACCCGTATGAGGGCATGCATTTCAATACGGTTTGTGTTCCGGCATTCATAAAGTATAGTGATTACTATTTGACATACACACCGTTCTTTGTAGATGCTCTGAAAGAATATATTGGAATGAGAGGAACTTCTAACTATACTTTTCAAGTCGGTGGTTATATTGACATGAGTATCTATGACAAGTGGATTGAAAAATCATGGGAGAATAAAAAAGAATTACCATACATTTCAGAATGTGCTTACTATGCAAAATTCAAAGGTCATGGGAACTTCAAACCAATAGTAGAAACAATGAATAAGATGGGACTGAAAAACCTTTCTGGTAAGAAATTGGTTCATATTGGAAACACATACTCACCCGAAAATTATTTCAATCATGTAAAGATATTGGCAGAACACGCGAATGTTTCTCGTAAAACTTTTAGTGATACATTTCTTCCAGACTTTGATTTGGATCCAACTGTGTTCAAAGTTTTCGATAATAATAAACCAATGATACTCGCTGGAACATACACGATGGAAAGTATGATGGACTTTTTAACCGGTTGTAGATTCAGTATATCAACCACAAATACAAAAGTGCCTTTCTTCGGAATGTTTATCACACCGAGATTTGAATATGCTCAAATAGAAAAGAACTTGATGACGATTCCAATATACGATAAAACATATATTGATTTATTCAAAGGAACAGAATTTGCTGAATTGGTTTTATCTTATGACATAAATGATTTGGAAAATTCATTAAAAAGTCTTATATTAGATATTCAGAGATTAGAACAAGATGAAGAAGAATATAACAGACGAAGATTGAGATTGATACGATTAACACGAGATATGAATAAACTTGATAACTTTGTTCGTGATATGCAAACAATAGCTTCAAACGGTAAAAGAAATAAAGATGATTACTCGGAAGATTGGTTTAATTCTTCATTGGAACAAATGGGTTACAAATTCAAACCATACCGTAAAATGCTTATTAACATGAACGGTGTTTCATCAACTACAACACAAAAGTTTTTTAACATATAAAGGTTTCACATGGCAAAGAAAAAGATACTATTACTATCAGATGACATGAGACTAACCTC